CTACAAAGTTTGATACAAGAAAATCTACAACTTCTTTGTCAGAATACTTTCTAGATGTTTTCTCAAAGAAGTATTTGTCTTTACGCTTATTAAAAGAAGTCAGTGTTGCTCTGACTTTCTTGTTGTATTTAAAGTAATCGTATTTTGGATTGGTAAAATGTGATTTTAACGAAAGATAATTTTGATAGACTTCAAATGGGCTCATAGGGGAAGTTTTGCCCGTGAGGTGCGTTTCATAAAGTTCAGATTAATCGCATCATATTTGAGTTTTTCTTTCAGTGGTTTAGAAATCAATTTGGTCACTGACTCCACTTCAAGATTATTAATCTCACAATAATGACAGATTGCGTCAATATAATTAAAGTTCTCTTCAATCACAATTTTCTCTATCTCTAGAGCAAACTTTGAAGGAGTCAGAAACTTATTTTCTATAACTTGTTCTAGTTCTTTATTAGGTTCCATATTCCGCGAGTTTGTCTCTAACAAATGTTCTAATATATTCGGTAAGTAGTTTAATGTACTTTGATTTGTTTCTTTCTTCATAGACGACGCATTCTCCATTTTCACAAGCCATAATAATTACAAGTTTTTTGACTGAAATACCAGTCAGTTCGTATAACATACATCCATATGCCATACATTGAACAAAATAGTGTTCAATCCACTCTCGTGGTTTTGGTTTTTTAGAAGTCTTAAAGTCAATTATCGCTAATTCGCCGTCATACTCGGCAATACAATCGACAGTTCCAGCAATACCTAGTTGCTTACTATATAGGGAACCTTCGAGAGCGTAGATATTATTTATACGATTGAGTTCCGTTTTCACAATCTTAAAAAGAAAATCCGGAAGCGGCGGAACAGGCGGGAGATCCTTATTATAAAGATAATTCTCCACGAGAGAATGTAAATCCGTGCCACGATTCGTAGCCGCTTTAGTAATCTTCTGTGCTTCTTCTTCACCAACTTTTTTACGCCACTTGACGAATATTTCACGATTAAAATGACTTGTAACAGAAGTGATTGAAACTAGTTTGAGAAGTTGTTCATCATCAGGCACTTTATAATACCTGACCCCATCGATTGTCTCACGCTCTAACTTTGGGAGTTCAATATCAATATGATTAAACATTAAAAACCAGCATCCAATTTAGCAATAATGTATTCCTTAACAAGTCCAGAACGAACAATGTCTTCTACACCAAATTCAATTATATCAAAAGAATGCATTTTACGCAACACATTCATAAAATCTACAATTCCATTACGCTCATTCGTTTTCTGTAAATCTGATTGAGAAGCGTCTCCACAGAAACAGATTTTGGTATTTTCACCAACACGAGTGATAATGGAATCCAATTCGTGAAACGAAAGGTTTTGAAACTCATCTACGATAATAATCGCATTATCAAGAGTTGTGCCTCTTAAGAATGAAGTGCTCCAGAACTTAACGGTTTCTTGCGATTTAAGATTTCCATAAAGCATCTCAAAATCAGCATCAGAAGGCATTTGGAACATATACTTCACCATATTCTTATAAGGAATCTGGTAAATGTCTGCCTTGTCATCGTGACTTCCAGGCAAGAATCCAATCTCTCTTGTAGCAACTAAAGAACGAACCAGATAAATCTTCTCATAAGGAGTTCTTTCGTCTAGAACATCCACCAGAGCATTATAAAGTGTGATAAAGGTTTTACCAGTTCCAGCACAACCATAAGCAACTAAATGCTTACCGTCTGCGTAAGAATCAAACAGACGCTTTTGATTGTCTGTAAGAGGTTCTATATCAACCAAATACTCTGAACTTAATGGTTTCTTTCTCTTTGCCTGCTTTGCTGTAAGACCAACTCCGATTGGTTGGTCTGCGGTGCTTCTCTTTCTTCTTGCCATTTTAGAGTTTCTTTACAGTTGATCTTGGTGCCTTACTTGCTTTTTCTAGGACAGTGTTCCACGAAGGATGCTTATTGATCAATTTATTTCTCCACTCACCCACCTCACCGGGAGATGGGCAAGTAGAGGGATCAGACCAATCGCGGATCCATTCGGGATTATCATTCTTCCACTGATCCCAGTCGTGGATGCTCATTTCCACTTCTTTCTGTTCGCCAGTGGTCTTGTTAATAATCGGATATACAGGCATATAGTTACGAATTCAAGATAATTTTATTTAGATCAAATTTTCCAATCGGATTCGCCACCCAAAGCTTCGTAACAAATAGGAAATTGTTCGGCAAAAACTTCCTTACATGCTTTTGCAATATCCATATGTTCTTTTTGAGTTCCTGATTTTTCACGGAGAGCAATATATGTGATCCAACTACGGCAAGAACCACTCATATAGATGCGTGTGGGCGTCGCTAGGGGCAGTACAAACCTTGCACACTCTTTTGCCACACCAGCATCCAGAAGACGCCTGTAGAGTGCTTTAGACGCTTCAAAATGTTCTTGAATTTCTCCCAACAATTTAAGTTTCAAATATCCGGGCATATCATCAATTGAATTCTGACGATTCTTTGTATCTTGACGACGAAGTTCTGGAAGAGGAATATAATCGGTCAAAAGACTTGTGTCAGCATATCGTTGAGAAAATTCTTGATATGTGAAAGACCTATGACGTAAAATTTGAGCAGCAATACCCCGATTAGTTTCAATCTCCAGAGTCATAAATGCCTGTTCAAAAACAGACCAATGATTATGCTTAATACAATAAGCAAGCAACTTGGCATAGTTTTCGTTGTCTTGATTCGCTGGGTTGCTAACTCTAGCAACATACGCCATTGTTTTTTCTGCATCGGGTGTCACGCTGATGAGTTTTACTGTCATTTCTTTCCAAATCCTTTTGATGTTTGTGCTTCGACTTCTGCGAGTTCTTTCTTGACAACTCGCAATTGTTGTTTGATTTCTACAATTTGCTCTTCCGAAAACAAGTGGTCTTGTTTCAACATTCTTTCTAATAATTTAACCAATTGCTTTGCTCTACTCATTCAGAATCCTCAAAAATTTCATCATAGTCCAATTCTCTGGGTCGAATATCATCATACTTATAAGCAGTTGTATCTGAATAAATTTCTGCTTTTAAAGAGTCAACAAGAAGTTCCAGATTACGAACAATCAGTTTTAATCGGTCTTTGTCCATAAGATAGTTCTTTTCGAATATTTTAGCATAAAAAAAGGAGGGGATCAACCCCTCCAATGAATGTTACTTTTGACTTAATATCTCCCGACATATCCTTTTACATTGTTGCTGATTATTATCACACTCGATTAAACACTGATAGTAATCATTAATTATCTCTTCATTATTCACATATTCATTAATTGTCTTTTCCAGATGATTCCACGACGCAAGTTGATTGTAAGAAATTAAGTTGTGCATAATGTCCTCCACGCACAAAGAATATCATAACAAAGAATTTTCGCTCATTTGTATGACCTCATTATTCTAGTCTATCTAGATCTTTTGTGTGGATTTTCTGATATTTTGCAATAAAAGTTTATGTTATAAAGAAGAGAAATTAACCTCTCGATCCAACTAGTTGTGCCAGTTGGGCTTGATGACGACGATCTTCTTTTTGCTTTTGATCTTTGATAAGTTGTAAGAAGTTAAGTTTTTTCATCATTTATCCCCCTTTACAAACTTTACACCACGATAAGTTTCGTTATGTTGTTGAGGTTGCTGTTGCTGTTGTGCCTGTTGTTGGCGACGAACTTCGGTGTCATATGCGACACCACGATACACGACTTGTGACATTAGGATTTCCTCCAGAATGAGATAATTAGTCCCGTTCCTTCGGGCGGTTTGCGTTCGCTATTTGCGAATAGCGAATGAACGTTCCGTTCCGCCGTCCTACTTGCGTCGGATTTTTCCGATGAACGTAAGGTCATTATAGACCTATTCAGATTATATAGTCAAGTAGTTTTGTATAATATGATACAATTTTATAAAATCTTAAAGGTTCAATTTTTGGCGGAGATTTTTTTAGAGTTCTAGGGAAATTACTTTCGCTTTTTCTTTTCTGGTGATTTATAACCCCAGAGTTTTGGATTGACTCTTCCATATCCAAATTCAACACTCTTTAGATTCTCACGAAACTTATCCCAATACATATCAAACAGTCGAATTTTTGCCCCTCTAGTCAAATCAAAACAAATCTTACCGTCTACCATATACTGTACAATATAAGCATCACTAGGTGCTTCTTTCGTGCAAACTTCCACATAGGAACCATTTTCAACCAGAATGTCACAACCATATCGTGACTTACAAGTTTCTTTTTCTGCGGGAGTCCAGTTTTCCATCTGGTTTTCTACATTTTTAGCGTCTTTTTTAACATCACGAAGTTGACTCAAGAACGACCTCCCCACTGGATATCAGGATATGCCTCAGCAACAATTTCCTTTGTAATTTTATACTTTGTATCTAGTCTCTTATCCTTTACAAGACACAGAATCTCTGCTTCCAGTGGATGAAGACCTTCAAGAATATTGATGAACATTGTCTCACGACGAATGTTATTCATTCCATCATTACCACCTTTGATAAAGTGATAAAAGTTCTTATATTCCCTATTAATAGTAGTATGCCCTTGCTTATCACTCGACCCAAGTGAAAAAGATTCTGTCTCGTGCATCTTACGAACCTCTTCCGAAATCTTTGTCGTCAGAGATCCACTGTAAGATGTTTGATCTGAATATCCAGAATAAGGCACAGCACCTTCTGGAAGCATTGAAACAACTGACTCATCAAAGTTCCAAATTAAAATTGCTTTTAAAGAAACGTGCTCATACTTTTTCAGAACTTCAACCTTTTTTGCGTTTGTCCTTTGTCTTGATACAAGATCCAGAACCTCAAAGGTAAAAGGATTATTTGGGAGATTTGGAGTCGCAGCAACTGTAACTGGTTTTGCTTTTGGTGCTGCTTTTTTAGTCGTTGTCTTTGCTTTCGTTGTCGTAGTCATATGATTAACAGAATGTTGAATACTATTGAAGTTATTTATTGATTATTCTTCGTCGTCTTCCATCTCAAAGTCTTCTTCAAAATATCCTTGCTCAAAGCGAACAGATACAATTTCTTCATCAATTAACTCACCATCCTTATCATAAAACTCTGGATGATAGGCAATTTGTTTTGGTCCTTCTTGGTGATTCATCATATATTCTCTTGCCACCCAACCAAGCATTACTCCCACAATTAGAAACAATACTGTTAGAAATGAACCTAAAACTAAACTAATTGCTAACATTTGTTTTCTCCGGGAAATTACTTTTTCTTCCTTGATTTTAAGGAAAACTCTAAGTAGATAGTGACCTCCCGATTTAGAAAGCAAACTATCTTCTCAAAGATAATATGAAACGGTTGAGTCTGCTTTCTTTTACCTCCATTGTTGAGTATCAATTCAACACCACGATTGAAATAATCTTCATCTTTATTTAGGTTAGGACTTGATGATTTGCTTCTCTTTGAGGAATTTGATTGTCTCAACTGACCCTCCTAATTTTTGTTCATCACAGACGACTTGTGGAAATGTAGATCCCTCACCAAACTCAGCATAAAACTCATCTTTGGTGAAATGCTCGTTAAGATTATAAACCACAAAGTTACTACCTGTCAACTCTAATACTTTTTTAACTTTGAAGCAAAAAGGGCAATCTTCTTTTGAATAAACTGTGAAATTCATATGTCATTAAGATTTATTAATAATTTATATAAGAAAAAGAGGAGATTTCTCTCCCCCCTATTATACCACCGACTCCACCTCTTCACACCACAGAGAAGTGGTCTTCATTCCCAAAGTTACAAGGATGTTGAAGACTTAAGCATTATAAGGCATTTTTAATCAAATGTCAATAATTATTTGCTACTTTTCAATAACAAGGTATTCATAAACTTTATATCCATGACCAAGATAATAATTCAAATAATTAACTACTTTATTATGCCCATAAGTAAATCTATTTTCTTCTCTGGGATATTCTCTATGAAATTTATTTTTTACAGTTACAGTTGAAATAATTGACCATAATAAATCTTTATTTTTAGCAACAATATTAATTAACTCACAAGCAACCCACCAATTTTGATTATCAAATACAGTAATAAAAGGAAAAACTTTATCTAAAGTGTCATTTCTAACACTAAACATGCAAGTATCTATTCTATCAGTATACCAAACATCTACATTCTTTTCCCTACTTTTTTTACTTTGTTCAGTATGCCATTTCCATCCATTATAATCCTCATCATCATCATAAGTTACATGATATAGAGGATCTCCACTCTCAATTATAACTCTTTCATATTCATCCAAAGATCCCATCGTGAAATATACATCATCATCACAGAAAGTAATATACTCATATTCTAAATCTAATTTATTAGATTTAATATAGTCATACATAGCATTTCTACCAGAAGGCATTGTTGTACCATGCAAATTTATTTGCCCTTCTTTGACTTCATCTTTCCAAACACCTAATATAATTTTTCTATTTTCATTACTATATTTTTCCCAATCATGATAATTTTTTTCTGATTGGATTACGTACAAAAACTTCATATTTCAATCTTTTATAAGTTATTAAATATTTAGAACCTATTTTTATACCATTCACATGTTTTTTGAAGTCCTTCATTTAAAGTTGTTTTATCAATTTTACCAACTATTTGATTCAATAAAGTTACATCTGGACATCTTCTATCCACAGATCCTTGTTGAGGATTTATAATATTTAATTCGGGAAAATAATTAAAATACTTAAACATATTAGTAATTAAATCAATTATTTTTATTTCATCATCAACACCAAGATTAATAATTTTTGAATTACTCAAATCACTATTCATAATTATTTCTAACATTTTTACAGCATCATCTATAAAACAAAATGATCTTGTTTGGTCAAAACCATAAATTTTAAATGGATTTTCTTTTTCTAAAATTCTAGAAACAACTTCAGGAATAACATGATCATATCCCATTCTTGGTCCATAAACGTTATGGGGTCTAACAATAGAAAAGTTTAATCCAGAATTAATGATCATCAACTCACCTAAAATTTTACTTCCAGCATATGACCATCTAGGATTATGAACATCCTCAATAGAAACTAATACATCTTCTTTAGTTGGTATTGACTTTGATGGTGTTGAAGCATAAACCTCGGAAGATGAAGTATATAAAATTTTCTTAATGCTTTTTTCTTTACACCACTCAATTAAATTAATATTAATCAATGTATTGATTTTTAAAACATCATACGGAATTTTGTAAAAATTTTTAGTTCCATTGATTGCTGCTAAATGGTAAACTACATCATAGTCTCCTAATTTTTTATATTCTTCTTTTTTAGTTAAATCACACTCAATGTATTTAATTTTAGATACAAAATCATCATTTTTTCCGCGATAATTATTATCACAAATTGTAATATCATAATCTTTATCTAAAATTAAATAATTTGCAAGGTGAGATCCAATAAATCCAGTACCACCCGTTATAAGTATTTTCTTCATAATCTCATTCCTTTAGGTACTGTTTTTACATATTTAGAATTTTCTTTTAAGATTGTATTGAAAAAATCAATATCCAGTCCCATACTTTTACACAAAAAATCCATAGCTTTAGTATCTTTAGGAAGACACATTCCACCAAATCCTCTGTAATTTTTATTGCATTCTAAGTATTGAAAATTAATATTACTTCTACCTTTTAAAGAATTTTTAATATTTTCATAACTAACTCCCATACTTTCACAAAGTTCATAAAAACTATTTGCAAAAACTATTTCCATTGCGTTATGTACATTATGAAAATATTTACTGAACTCTGCTTCAGTTGGGGTGCATTTTATAAAATTTTGAGGAAAAATTCCATGACTTTCTTTTATAAGTTCATAATCCAAATCAGAGTGAACTCCTATAACGCAGACTTCATGATTTTCCATGAAGTCTGAAATTGCACATCTCTCTCTTAAAAATTCAGGAATAAAAGATATTCTTTCATATTTTTCAATCAATTTTTCTGTTGTTCCCGGAATTACCGTAGACCTTATACAAATAATACCAGTATAATTATTGGAAATTAATTCATCAACTACACTTTCAACAATATTAACATTACAACTACCGTCTTCATTGGATGGAGTTGGTACACAAATATAGCATATTTCAGTGCCAATAATATCTAAAATTGTAGTATCTAATTTTATATCATGAACAAAAATATCATGTCCTAATTTTTCCAATCCATATTTAACCGCACTTCCTACAACACCTAAACCAACTATTCCAATTTTCATTAATTTACCATCCATTCGAATGAACTATTTTTTAAATGATCGTGTATTTCTGCATAATTTTCTAAGTCATTCTCCAAACCTTTACTAATTTTAATTAAAGAAATTTCATAATTTTCATATCTGGGCAAATTTAAATAATCTGTAATTAGATTAGCAGAAATTATTGGATTTTCTTCAATATGATTTTCATAAAATAACTCCAAAATATTTTTAAAATTATTTGTCATGGTTGAAAAAATTAATTCTTGTTCCTGTGAAAAATTAAAAATAAAATCTTTTAGATAAAAATCTTTATCATGTGCTTTGAAATCATCTAATATAAAAAAATTATTATAATCATATAAATGATTATTCATTCTAATGTCAAAGTTGAACGGACTATTGTTTCTCTCTTTATTAGTATGCCAAATGTTAGTTTGATGTGCTTTGTCAAAACTAACTATTTGCTTAAGTATATTTTTTCTCCGCAGTGTAATAACTTTTGAAAAATTTTTATTAAAAAATGAACATACATTTCTCCAATCAATTTCTTCATTATTTTTTAAAAATAACATCATATCATTATAACTAAATTCAAAAATTATGTATTTTAGATTATTTTTATATGAAGAAAGATTATGTTGATTCATTTTATAGATAAAAGTATTATAATTTAAATCTAAATTTTCATCCTGACATTTTCCATCATTAAAAATCTCATTTAAACATGTAATGTTTGGATGTTGGTCTAATAATTGAAATAGAACAGTCGATCCACTTCTACCAGAAAAAAAGATTGGAATGTATATCATAGATTTATTTTGGTTTAGTAATAATTTTAAATAGTTGCCTATAAAAAACTTTAGATTCTGAAATAAAATGAAAAATATCTTTATCACTTAAATCTAAATTACCATTATCAAAATCACTAAGAATATCCATAGATTCTCTACCATATCTATGTAACAAATAATTCCATTTTTCATCCAATATATTACATTCATTATTCATAATCCATTCATTAATTACATCTTGCTCTGCTTGTACTATTTTAATATTATCTCCACTATTAAGTTTTTCAATAAAAAAATTATGTAAATCTTTTCCAGTTTCATAATCTACTGAAAATACCCCAGCATTGAAATATCTTGGTTCTTCAGTAAAAGAAAATGTTTTTAGGTAATCGTCTAAAGAAACTGGTTCAACTACTGCAGAAAAACCTTTTACTAAAGGAAAATGTTCTGCAGATGGTTTAATATAAACATCACTATCAATATAAATTGTATAGTCATAATTCTCATCAAAAAGATGCATCATTTTTTCAGCAGAATAAAAATCTGATGGTCTCTTAAAAAAAGAATCATTAAACTTTAAAATCGTAGATTCTGTATAAATTTTATAATCATATCCACATTTTTTAGCCCATTTTTCTACAGAAGGAATACATGCTTGTTTTTCAAATTCCCAAAATTTTCCAGTATCAGTCCCGTATCTGTCACTCTGAATATTATTAGTTCCTATTCTAACTTGATAAACTAATACTTTCATTATCTAAAATTTATATACGAGAGTATAATTATCATATATTGGTAAAATTCCTTGGTCTTTTAAATACTCATATATTACTCTTCCCTTTCCAGACCGTTCTCCATTTGAATTAATGATATTATCATCTATTGCTAAAATACAATCCTTTAAAAACGGTTCGATTATTTTAAATTCAGTAAAGTGATGTCCTGCACTTTTTCTATCATTATTAAAATCAACATCAAAACTGTCTAAGTAAAACAAATCAATTTCATCTAAATTAATTTTTCTAAGTGCAGTTAAACTATTTTCACATACAAATGAAACATTAGATGATTGGATTTCTTTTTTAGCATTTTGTTGAACTTCTAAATTAATATCAACAGTTATTAAAGACCCTTCAAAGATATTAATGAATTCTGAAAATAGTAACGTACTACACCCCTCAAAAAAACTATCAAATACTCTTACAGTACCAGTTTCAACAATATTGAAATTATTTGATTTTTTAGAAAGTAAAGAATCAAATATTGAACGAAATCCTTCTGCTCTTGGACCACTTACATCTTGACCATCCAACAATGGTAAAAATTTTTCAAATGTAGTATTCCACAAATCTATTTTATTCATTGTCTCATCCTTTTTAATTTGTCTAATTTTTTTCTAGATTCTTGTATTTTTTCACTCTTTGAATGCCCAAATAAAAATCCCTGCATTTTTTGATATACATCATCTCGTTGAAAAATTTCATTCCAATTTTGATATTGAGATTTTCCAGTCCAGCCTATATTATGTATAAATTTACTTTTAATTTCTGGATGACAAAAAGTTCTCTGAGGATCTGATTGAATTCCACCCTTTCCATATTTTTCATTTAAATTTGTATATTTTAATCCAGTAGTCAATAATGTTTTATAAACAATAAATCCATCATAAGGTTGCCCCATCGGTAAAATATGATTAACATCATACCATTTTTTAAAATCATCATTAAATCTTTTTTTATCGGAATGTTTTCCATCAAATATTAAAATTCCGCTTTCCACATGATTTAAATCATGATTATGTTCAACTTGACACGCTAAAAAATTATCATCTAAAAGATTTTTAGGAAAAAATGTATAATCAGAGTTTTTAAATACACAATCACCATCCAACCAAATCAAATAATCATCACTATGATTATCCAAAACATGTTGAATCACAAATGCCTTATGACTAAATCTAACAGTCATAGTTTTAATATAATCTGAATGATTTGTTTTGGACAAATAATTTTTTTTCCACAAAGTATGCTCAGGCATTTCTTTACCATATTCCACCCAAGTAATTGATGGATGTTGAATTTCTGGTTTAAATCCCTCATAGTATATTTTTGCCCTAAACTTATTATAATAATTCGCAATTAAAATAAAACTATCAATCCATTGTTTTCCATATAGTTCATAACCATTTTTATTAAAAGTAGTAAAAAATAAAATATTATGAGATTGTTCTCTTTCTTGATTCATCAATAAAACTCCAGATCTCCAAGATTGATATCCATCAGAATTTGATGCCGTTAAACTAGCAGCAGAATGAATAAAAAGTTGTTTTATTTTTAATTCACGATTATCTAAAGTTTTAACCCTATCTGTATTGGGGTAATTACTTTCTATAACATTATAATATTCTCTAACTGCCCTATGTAAAGAATGCATTCCAAAACTTTGTGTTTCTTTGTCACCAATATTTTTTGCTTCTTCTATCATATAATCAAGTGTTAACTTGAGTACAGGATGCTTTGGTATTGCTCCGAAAAAGAAATTAGCAATATTATCTAATTCTTTTATAAAAACTACTTCAATATCAGATCCTAAAAAATTTAAAAGATTTAAATTGCAAGTAATATCAAGATCTGAATAATATCCTCCATTAATATATACAACTGCTATTCTCCAAAAATCTGCCCTCATGATAGATTGAGGCAGAAATTTATAAAGTTTAACAATATCTTCATCAAAATTTTCACAAATAAAATTTAAACAATCATCATCATCCATGAATTCTCTTTGAAGTTCAGGATTAGATCTTTCCCAAGATTTTGATTGAACTTCTAAAAAATTAGGTATATGTTTTGTTTTCCATGTTTGCCATAAAATATTAGGAATCATATTTTAACATCCTTTTTAATAACGTAAATACAATCTAAAATACCATCCCCACATTTATTAGTTTCAATTTTTTCTAAAAGTTGACATTCAAAAGATTCAACAATATTAAAAACCTCTTTTTCTTCAAGATAATGCATTTCTATTAAAGATTTACTTAGTTTTATTTTTTACATTTGATTCATCTAAAGATAAACTTTTTAAATTGCCAAAAATAGAATTATTTTTAGATTCTGGTTTTAACAATGTATTTTTCCCGTTGTTAAGTTTAGTAATTGTTGAAAGTGGTCCAAGAACGTTGGCAACTTCTGCTTGAGAAGATCCTGAAGTTAAAGTTTTAGCTCTATTTTCAAGTTGTTTTTGAAGTGATTCCATTTGATGAGTATTAACATCCTTTGTATCAAAAGAACCATCATCTAGTTCAGACTTTAATTTAGACCAAAGATCTATCTCTCTAATTCGGTCTTTAGCAACTAACTCCATGCTTGATTTAGAATACATTTTTTCCTCTAATTCAATCTGAAGTAATTCTTTTTCTAAATCATCTTGCTCTTCTTCAATTCTTTTTTTAATTTTTTTAATTTGAACATCATTTTTACGATATTCAAAACTTAATGCCATTAGATTTTCAAAGAAAACATTTTGTTCTCTTATACATTGCCAATATTTAGATGCGTTTGTAGGGTGCTTAGCATCATTTAGAACAGAAACTCGCATCTCTGTTTCTGTTCTAAAAATTTGCTTTTTTACCCAAGTATCCTGTAGTTCATTTTTTAAGTTAATTATCTTATCAAAATCACTTTTATCAAGAATTTGTGATAAACAACTTTCTTGTTGAGTCATAATAGGCTCAACATTTCTTAATGCATTCTGTTCATTCATAAATTTATCAAAAAAATAATACTATCTATATATTCGCAAATCAATCAAGGATTGAGGTCAACCCATGAAGTTCCATCATATCCTTCAAATTTACTCGTATAAAAATTAAATCTGATCTGTCCTTTTTGTCCAGCAGCAGAAACTTCAACTGATGGTGTTAGTTCATAAGTATCAGATAGAAAAAATCCTCCCGTTGTTTTATCTCCACCGATGGATAAGAAACCACCATTGGAATCTCCAGTACAGGAATTTTGTGATGTTGTAAATGGTAAATTTGATCCCGCTGTCCAAAGAGATCCATCATATTCTTCTGTTGTGGCAACTTTATCGGATGGGTCGGTTTCTCCACCAGCAGATATGGCGCTTGGTTCTGCTGAGGAGTTATTAGAAGCACCACCTAAATCATCCTTGATTTGACTTAAAGATCCTGCACTAGACCATGTTGTTCCATTATATTCTTCCGTTGAAGATAATCTAGCGCCAACAGTAGATCCACCAAATGCAAGTGCTGCAGTTTGAGTTCCACCACCACCATGGAACGCTCTACTGGTGATTAAATTACCACCAGCGGACCACGATGTTCCATCATATTCGTATGTAAGATTGGAAAAAGTGCTGGATCCACCAAATGCAACTGCTGCAGTTTGAGATCCTGCAGATCTGATACCATCTACTTTACTATCTGGGTAAGTTCCGCCAGAAGTCCATGATGTTCCATCGTATTCATAGACAACAGTGCTAGATCCTCCAACCGATAAAGCAGCAGTTTGTGTTCCATTACCACCGTGGTTGTTCCTTGTTTGTGGAAGATTACCACCAGAAGACCAAGATGTTCCATTATATTCTTCGGTGGTATCAGTGAGTACAAAGGCCGAAATTCTTCCACCAAATGTCAATCCTGCGGTCATTGTACCTGCAGAAGCATTTTCTCTACGACCAGTAGACAAACTACCACCAGAAGACCAAATTGACCCAATAAAACGATTTATAGCTACAGGAAGATTTAAATAATCACCCTGAACGTTTAGATTTCCATCAATTACCAATTCACCCTCAGCATACCCTCCTTTGTCTGGAGTAATTATATTTGTAGAAATTAAAACGTCACCAACTAAAGCAGAAGTACTTGTTAAATCTTGTGTTACAAGATCTGCATTTAAATTTAGATAACCACCAGTCAATGATAAAGTTACAGATGAACCAAAATTGATTCCATTTGAAACAAATAAATCATACCAGTTTTTTGTAGAAGATCCAAGATCATAAACACCGGTAACAGATGGTAAAACGTCCGCAGAAATTGATCCAAAATTAGTAGAAACATTACTTAGATTGGAACCATCACCATAAAATCTTGTCGCATATAGATATCCACCATAATTGAGTCTTGTAGTACCTGATGGTGTGGTTGTACCACCATCAAACTGACCTGCTGTTGCTGTTGTACCATTATATTCTACAAAAGATGGTGAGGATGATCCAGAAGTGACTCCACGGTCTCCGGGAACTGTACCTGTTGTTAACTGAGTAGCACTTAGTGAAGTTAATGAAGCACCAGAACCACTAAATGTTGCAGTAATAGTACCAGCACTAAAGTTTCCAGATGAATCTCTAAGAACGATTGTTGATCCAGTATTAGCATTAGTAGCAGTAGTAGCACTATTAGGAATAGAAGTTAATGAAGCACCAGAACCACTAAATGTTCCTGCAGTAAGTGTATTTGTACTTGGATTATAAGTAAATGTTGATTCTGTATCCTGAAGTAATCCATAATTTCCAGTAGTATTTGCAGTTGTATTTGCAAATGGAATCTTAAAGGCACTATTGGTCGATGAAGTGGTTACAGTAGAATTTGTTGCTGTTGTAGCAGTTCCAGTTAAATTACCACTAAAAGTAGTTGCGGTAATTATACCAACCGTAATATTAGAACTTCCTACTAATTCTTTTTGCAATGCTTGACCACCTTGAGTGGTTCCATCCATTACAACAAGGGTATCTTTTGTTAAATCAACAAATAATTCCCCCTCTGCACCAGTGATAGTAGATATACCAGAAGTTGTTCCTCTTCTGAATTGTAAAGTCTTAGGCATTTTAATTCACTACCGTTCTATATGTTTATTTATGTTTTAGAAATTTATCATTAAGTATTTAAATCAAATTGTCCAGATCCAACCGTTAAATCAAGAGTTCCAGTTTGAGATTCTAAATCTCCAGTTGGAGCAAATGCAGTTCCTGTAGTGCGAACTAAATTCCTATTGAGGATAATATTAGTTGGTTCAGAGGAAGATGGTGTTAATGATAATATTAAATTAGATCCACTTATAGATCCAGTAAAAATTCCACAGGCAGAGTTTAATTTAAGATCATTTGATTCAAGCAAACTTACATTGGTTCCATCATGTAAAACATTAATTTCAACAGTGTGATAATCACTACCATTTGTTAATTGAGCATAATACTTGGCACTTCTGTATAAATCTGATGAAAAAGTATCAATTTCAACTTGACTTGTAGTTGCTGTGGTTATGGTTTTCGTTTCTACAATAAAATTATTGGAGTTGCTATAACTAGTGTCAGCAACTCCGATAACATTAGCATTAACTGTATATGAGCTAACAACTCCAACAGAAAGAGTAGATATATTAGCAAATGTTACTATTGCATTTGGATTTGTTGTACCTACACCAACATTAGAAAGTGTATGAATACCTGCTGATGTTTGTGTCCAATAAGACTCACCACCACCGCCGGCGCCGCCAGCAGGGCCCTGAATTCCCTGAATACCTTGAGTACCAGTTCCAGTAATACCTTGAATACCTTGAGTACCAGTTCCAGTAATACCTTGAATACCTTGAGTGCCTGTGGTTCCTTGAATACCTGTGGCTCCTTGAATACCTTGAGTACCTGTGGTTCCTTGAATACCTGTGGCTCCTTGAATACCTTGAGTACCTGTGGTTCCTTGAGTACCATCAGTACCTTGAATACCTTGAATACCTTGAGTACC